GCTTAATTGGGGTAGTGTTTGTGGATGACACACTTTCAGTTTTGATTCCAATATATGCAGTTCCATATCTGGTATCACCAAGTCCAACGGTAAGTGCACTTGAGCTGTTGGTAATGGACTGACCAGTGAGCTGTAGTTGACCAGCAAGAGTCAACGCTACGGATTCGACCTTCGCCTTGATGTAGTTCCAAACGGTGCTGAACTTCGACTTGCGGGTTTGATTTGGTGTGGCTACTGCCGAAACGCCAATGAAGTCATCGTCAGCAACGGTTGCATTTTCCGTGGAAAGGTTGATCGACTGACCTACAGCAAGCGTTCCGTTGGCTTGGAACTTGGCAAGTTTGTCGGCATCCAGCGCGCCACCGCCACCAGCACTTGCATCAAGCGCAACATAAGTTGCTGCCGTATCAAGAGCAATGGCAGCGTTAACTGCGGCATTGGTGTTCTCTAGTGCGTTGATCGCGTTGCGAGCATCTAGGGCAATAGTACTCAGCTCGACGCTAGGGATTGGGAATGCTGTAAAGGACATGGTGTTGTTTAGTAATTTAGTGTGATTGTGTCTCCATTAACGGTAATTGCATCACCAAGGTAGGTGATCATAACTGGTTCCCTGTCGAGGACTGAGCTTACCATTGAGATTGCTAGTGCTAGTGCGTTCATGATTAGTATCTATTCTGCATGTTAGCGTTTGTAAACACGCGATTCGCAACAATCTGAAGGGTGTGCTGCTCGTCAATACGGATCATCTCGTCCTGCAAAAGACTATCAGCCTCTTGGTCGGCAAGTGCCGCCTTCTCCTGCTGACCTTCTGCGCGGAGGTAGTCGGCGTATGTGCCGTGAGCCAAGTACTGATACCACTCAGCGGGGATAGCAGATGTCTCTCCAGCACTGTCTCCGTAGGTGTCGTTGAGCTGTGCCTTATAGGTCACAAAAGCCGTAGCTGGGTTAAGGTTACCAGTGATGATAGTAGCACCAGTAGCTGTGATCATCATGTCGTACTCCTGTACGGATGCTACAACATATGGTTGCTGACGATGAACTCGCAGGAACGTGTCGATTGTATCCTTGCCAGTTTCGGCAAATGGAATGTAACCAAGTGCTGGTCGAGCAGTTCCAGTTCCAGTACCAGCGGCGGTTGCCACAAAGTACACACCAACGTCATTGCTGTCAGCACCAATGGACACAAAGTTTGTATTACCAACGGTGTCTATAAAGTAAGAAACACCAGCGACAATTGCGGTTGCGGCGACAGGATCGGATGAGAAATAACGGGGTTCTCCAATCTTCAGGAAGCGAGGCCAATAGTTAGTAGCACGAAACGCACGCAATGCCCTGCGATTGATAAGTGCCTTGATGCGGGGAGTTTCAATTGATGCGAACACCACGCCGCACAGGGCTTGAATAAGCGCAAATAGTTCAGCGTAGGTCTTGGTCTGCATCAGATGTGTCCTGCTCTAAGGTGTGATTGTGACTTGAAGAAGTCTCGGACAAACTCTCGGTCGTCCCAGCACTCGGTCCCGTACTTGTTAGCTAAAAGAAAGTATTCATGCTGTGGAATTGCCCCAATGGGTTTCCCTAGCGGTGATTTTGCATCCTTCATCATACGTGCTTCAGCGGATGCGGCTATTTCACGTTTGTTTTGCATTGCCTCCTTGAGCGCACGTCCAGAGCATAGCTCCTTTACGAGTGCGTCAGTGAGTGCGGTGTCGCAGATCATTGGTAAGTAAAAAAGGGGCAGGAGGGTGTTTTAAGTCCTCCCACCCCGATTATGGTTTAGACATTCGAGGCAATCGCACCGGGATCAAGGATCGTCAAGCAGACGAGCCATTCACCAGCGGTCACGCTACCAACCGAACCACCGAACTTAGCAAAGATCGGAAGTGCGGAAGTGGTCGCGTTTACAAGACCGGGTTCGGTGTCCAATGCATCACCCGTGTTGAACTTGACCTTGTCGGTGTTAGCGTCGAGGTCGAACGAGGCGATGAGGTTCGTTGCGGTTCCAGAGATCGTTCCAACAGAAACCGTCAAGTCAGACGGTCCAGCGGAAGCGGTCGTTTGGAACAACGCAGCTTGCGTCACAATACCACCAGCAGGCAGTAGGGCAACGGTCTTTTGCGACGAGGTGAGATAACCCGACGAAGCGAGTTCAGCACCAGTGATACGGAACGAGTGGGTGAAACCACGCGATTCTTGGTTAGCAAGTTGAGGCATATTCTTATGTCTTTCTAGTTAGTTGTTATGATTAAGATTAGGAATAAGCGATCTTGCCGTGTGCTTGTGGGTGTTTGACAACCAGCGTGCCAGCAACGTCGATATAACCACGCTCGCCACCACCTTGGTTCTCAAGGCGGGTAGCACCCATCGGGATGAGGGTGTTAAAGCCAAGATACTTAGGATTGATGACATAGCCAACACCACCAGTGGTGACGGGCATACAAGCTGGATTTGAGTTCACTATTTTCACGATACCAAAATCAGAATCATACACGTTGACAGCGAGCGTGATTTGCTTGCTGACGGCGTTTTGATTGACATGGTATGTAACACCAGCCGACGAAGGCGTGGCGCGGGTGAAGTTGCTGATCACCCGGCGAAGGGCAACATCGGCAACAAGCGTGAGCGAGTTCATCTCACCATTCTTGCTGAAGATCGAACCAATCATACCGTTGAAGGCAGTTTCGGTAGGAGCGGCAGTAAGGATGGAACCAGTCGGGGTGCGATAGGCAGCAGGAACAGCATTCGTGGCTTGTGCAGAGTCTTGAATCCATTTGCCAAGTCCGCGCATGCCGTAGGGAGTACCAGCACCATTCTCAACGGTCATTTCGTTGCTGGAGGCGATGGTGGCTTCCACGTCACGCTTGATGCTACGCATAGCCTTAGCTTCAGCTTGGGCAATGTTAGCAGGGCCAACGCTCGTCACTGCTTGTTGCAGGTTCGAGACGAGGTAGTCGCGGCGCATGAGTTGGATGTAGTTACCAAGACGGGCACGGTCGGCGAACTGATCGCTGAACGAGGTCACGTCAGAACCTTCCGAAACACCAACGGTCACGGGAGCGGCCAAGCTGTCAACAGTCCACTCGGAGTAGGTGCTGGAAGCTTTGCCCTTCGACGCGAGCGAAAGGATCGGGGTTTCTTCTGGGGCAAGGATAGCAAGTTCGTTGCTGAGATCCTCGCGGTTGGAGATAGCGGAACCTTGACCCGAACGGGCTTGGGGCGCATTTGGTTGATATGATGTACTAATAGGCATAATATTAAACAGTTAAAGTTATTGCATTTTTGCAACTCTGGCGGCAATCCAGTCATCAACGGATGTTGACGATTGAAACTTTTGATAGGCTTGATCGGCACTCTTCTTCGCTGTTTTAGGCCCAGACTTAGCGGCTCCAGCACCATACGGGGTTCCCGGCACTTTGGCCTTGGAGATTGTTCCCGCTGCTTTTACTGCTACTTTGGACTTCTGACTGCGATGAATGGATCGGACTGCGTGGGCTAGAATGTATGGGAGTTGCGGCCCAAGGTCTGGAACATGCAGGTTAACCAGCTCAACGAGTGGGTCAGCTAGGAGTGCCTTGTATTGTTTACCAATATCAGATTCCTCGTCGGCAACCTCTGGGACTTCCTGCGGGATCAATCCCGTGAAGTGTTCCCGCGCCTGCTCGCGTTGTCCTCGTTTGGCGAGTTCCGCGTGTTGGGCTGGGAGGTATTTTGCCATTGCCTCCCGCGCATTGCGGTTAGCTCGACGGATCTCCTTTTTGGTAAACTCCTTGTCTCCCACGACGATGATGTCTTCGGCACCGTAGTCTTCGTGTTCCTCAAGGATATTGTCGGTTTCCTGCGCGACCTTCTCCAGCTCCGCAAACTTGGACTGAAGACCCTCCACAGACTCAATGTCTCTGAATGGGTTTTCTTCCTGCGGTATGACTGGTAGTGGTTTCGTTTGGGCCTGAGAACTCAGCTTTTCCTCAAGAGCTTTTTTCTGCGCGGTCAACTCACCCACGCGATGGAGCAACCTGCTGCGACTCTTTTTGGCTAAAGCTTGAAGTTGCTCTGGGTTTAGCGACAACAAGTCTACTTCCTGTTCCTCTTCGCCTTCTTCCTCTTCTACTTCCTCGTCGGACTCATCTAGTTCGTCGGAAACTGCCTCTGGCTCCAGAGACTCTTCCGTTTCCTCCCAAGATTCATCCTCTGGTTCAGCAGCCTCGGCTTCTGGTTCAGAGATTTCCTGACTCCTTCGATTGATATAATCATCAAAAGATATGTTAGACGAGGGATTTTGGGCTTCCTCGGTAGCCTCGGATTGCACATTCATGTTTTTGACACCAGTTAACGCCCGGCGGCGGCGATGACCTAGCAATGTGGAGGGAGTTAATATAAGTCAACAATGGGGGCGTATAGGTGTGGATAGGTGTGGACAGCTATATGTAAGAAACAATGTGTAGTTTTTCTGACGAAAATCGTGTGGTGTTTTTGCGTTTGCTTTGGATGTTGACTTGCGGGGAAACCCCAACTAGGATTCGCCTCGACGGGAGTTGGAATCATCGTCATAAATCACCCCTCCAGCTTAAAACACTGGCTCTTCTGGGACTGGTCGAGTATCCAACTCCTCGACCAGTCCCGTTGTTTTTACCCAAGGTGCTGGTGACATATTCAAGGAATCGAGGAACGCTCAAACGACCGAACGAAACCTAGGTAAAAGTCTCACGGGTACTGCGCTTGATGAATTTGCGGCGCAGTTAAACAGAGTGTGACGACCAAGGAGCTTGACGCAGACCTACAGCCTCAGCCCTCTGCTATCCTTGGTTCCAGCCTTGCTGGTATGTAAATCGACCTTTCCGACGATATACGGGAGTTAGAAGCATAGTACTCGCCGCATAAGGCGAACTATGCCTACGAGCCTTCCTCCTCAGCCGGGAGTTGGGGTATGTGCTAATGTATCAAAAAAGGTACAAAAACCGTCCTAATTGTCCTATATTCCCGCAGTTATGAAGTAACGCTTAATAGCTGAAAGAAAACACCCTTGATAGGGATTGAACCTACCAAGGGTGAACCAATGAAACAATGAAACAAGAAGCACAAAACAAGCTTCCTGCTGAAATGTAGTTTGGGAGTTAACCCGTGTCAAGCTATCAGAACATCATCGCGGCGGCCACACCGGGAGGCAACTGACGATATGTGCTTGACGATTGTGTACCGCGAGCCTTGTTGGCGATTACGGGTGGGCGAGTTGCCATCCCACTAGGTGGACGAGGGGCGCTATATGCTGACTGACCACCCATTGGTTTTTTTCCTGACTTTTTAGGCATCGTTGCCATTGCTGCTGCTAATTCCATCATAATATTATTTTGTGTTGTGTTGTGTTATTCGGGTTGTGGGGAGATTAGTGTCAGTAGTTCATCCAGCGTAGCAACGCTACCTACGACCTTCATGACATCGTTGGTGGACTCGCACTGGCGGAGGTCTGAGAAGAACCGCTCACGCTCGTCCCGGACAAACTGGACGATCGCCTTAAACTCATCGCGTTCTGCAAGTGCTTCTACGGATTGCTGGATAGTTGGTTTTGGTAGTGGTGTCATTTGAATGGGCTTAGTTTCTTGGTAAGTCTCATCTTGGCGTGCTCAATAGCCTTCTGCATAATTGTTTCTGGAATTGGCTTTTTGTTTGGGATAATGTCATTTTGCATTAGGGCTACCTCATTCTTGCTCAAAGTTGGAACAAGTGTGGGAAAGTCAATTTGCTTACCATCAACCTTTACGGCCCCACTCTGAGTGGAATACTCAGTAGCAACGCTTCCGTTTGGCAGTTTCAGCTCGCCAAGGTAATCCTGCCCCTTTTGGGTCTTGTCTGGTCTTTTTCCGTATTTAACCAATGGGAGATTAAACCCCATTTTTTGCTGTGGTGGATTTAAGGATGGCATTGGTTGTGTTTTGGTAGTGGTGTCATTGGTTACTTCTTCTTCATGCCCATAGCGGACATGGCGATGGCGATTGCTTGCTTGCGACTCTGCGCCAGTGGGGCTTTCTTTGAGCCTTTGGGATTGCGGCCCGCATGGAGTGTTCCAGACTTGTATTCACCCATCACTTTTGCTACTTTCGCTTGCTTGGCGGATTTGGTCTTTGGTGTCTTCATGGTAACATCATTTCATGCTTTTATCACCTTTGCAACGCCACTTCTTACGTGATAATGCGTTGGGTGAGTTAGGGTCTGACTTCCAGTCACCCTTAATTTTTGCTGAACGAGCGCAGTAGGCATCACCCTTCTTAGTGCCGGGTCGGATGCGATCCTTACCGTCAGCGGACTTACCCGCCTGCCCAAAGCGCACGGTCTTCTTGCGACCAGTATCGGGGTTGGTGACGATTTTTTTGAAACGCTTTTCCATTTTCAATTTATCAATTTAATTATGGTTCCAAAAACAGCAATAGGGAAAACAATCAACGAATAAATCATCCAAATTTTTTCCCCAAGTTTTGTTTGTATTTTCATCTTGTTGGTTTGTAGCTGAACATTCGGCTCGCCGCATCAATTGCTTGTTCTTTTTTAATTGTGCTTGGAGTCACAAATGGAACTTCACGGGATGATTGGGGTCTGTCAACAGAATTCTTTCCAGCCTCAATTTCTTTAAGCATTTTGCGTGTTCCCTGCCAATATCTCATTAAGGCTCCACCAGTTGCAATGGGATGCTCAAACGCAAGAAGACCCGTTGCGACCCCCTGAGCTACAGATGGACTAACCCAATTAGGCATTTTCTTTCCATATATTTTGGGGTCATTTTCAAGTTGTTCAATTGCCCTTAAATGTTTTTTCCTGTATTCATCGTCAACTAATGCCCTGCCAGCATCAATTCCCCATAATGCCGCTTGTAACGGCTCAAACTTAGAAGCTATCAAAGTTGTGGTAGCCAAAGGTTTTAAGATCGCAGCAGGAGCATTTAATGCGCTTAATCCTTTTGATGCCCCGTATGCACCAGATCCAATGTTTGCAATTCTTTGATCTATATCAGCAATTCCTCCGACAATTTTATCTACTAATCCTGTTCTTTGGATTGATGTATCATCGCCGGGATCTGGCGTTACTCTCGCTACATTATCGGGATTGATGCTTTCAAGCCAATTTTTGGTTTTTGCTAATGATGTTTTAACATTCATATAGATTACTGCTGCATTCCTTGCGTTTGCATACCACCCATCTCCGCAGGAGCCGTGCCGATACGACCGATTTCTGCGTTCTGGGCCTGCTGGAGTTGGAACTGGTACTGCTCGGCGTATTTCTGGAGTCGCGTTGCGAATGCCTCGTCCGATTGTGCGCGTTGTGCGACATCTGGTTGCTGGACATACGCTTGCACAAGCTGCATTGCGATCTGTGCGCCATTGGGCTGGGCTGGAACTTCGATGCCTGCAAAGATCTTGGCGAGGTCGTCCGTGACGTTCTTCATGACCTTCTGCTGGGCTTCCTCGGCAGGTTGCAGGACATAGTCGGCAAAGATTGGGTTGATGCTAGATGCCGTGAACTCAAGGAGCTTATTCACATCCATAATTCCGTTGCGGTCGAGCTGGACGAGTGACACCATGTTCTTGAGCTGTGTTTCAGCTGTATCTGGGTCATTCGACTGGGAGTCAAAGTTGACCGTTATGTAGAAGTTTTCGTCGGGAGAACCTTTGCTCATCACCTGCGGGTTTGGGTTGCCCGTCACTTGGAAGAACACCTCGTCCGGCCCCATTCGTTGGTACAGCTTCCATGCGGTGTTCAACACCTCACGGACATGGTCTAGGAACTTACTTACGAAGTACTGCTGACGCATGCTTGCAAGCGGGTTGTTCATGTCCAGTCCCACGCTGCGGTCTGCCTGACCGATCATCGAAACTTCTACCTCGACGGAACCAGAGTCCATTGGAGGGGTTGGGCCGAACTGCAGTTCCCCAAGACGACGATACGGAATCCTGCGACCCGGCCCCCAGTCTGATGGCGGCTTTCCAGCGGGGTGCATGAGGGGAGGGAGAGTAGCAAGTGAAGCACGATCAATACGAGAATCACGCTCGGTCTTGATCTGCATCTGCGGCCCTCGGAGTATGTCGCTAAAGGTCTGAACCTCATACATTCTTTTCTGGTTGTTAGACAAACGAGTTACGACAAACGGATAGTCATCGTAACCATTAAGCAATTCATGCTTTGCATATCCATCGGTTGCGGGGTGGAAGACCGTGCAGTAGATACCCTCGGAACCATCCTCCTCGTCAATAAGTCTCTGGTATGCGTAGACAACCATAACAAGGTCGTTGTCGTCCGTGATGGGCAGGCGTGTGACCGTCTTGAGCTTCTCTCCATCCAAGTACATGCTGTCCTTGCCTCGGAGGCGATCAATAGCGTTATCAACCCACTCCTCGTCCCATCCCTCGTTGGTGACCTTTTTCTCCAGCTCTTGAGCTGTGAGGAACGTGCGCCAGAAAATGTAGGGGCTACGCTGCGGGTCGGAGAC